ATATGACGCAAGAAGATCTTGCATTACCTTTTCTGAAAGTATTAGGACAACTATCTCCAGAAGTAAATAAAGTACACGCAAGATACGTTAAGGGTGCTGAACCAGGCATGATTATTAACAGTGTCACAAATGAACTTTATGATGGAGCAAAAGGAATAAATGTGTTGCCAGTATTCTATGAAAGAAAATTAATAGAATGGCAAGACAGAGGAGCTGGCACTGGTGCACCCGTTGCAATCCATGATGCTAGTTCTGATATTATGAGTCAAACTACTCGTGATAAATCCTACAAAGATAGATTACCAAATGGTAATTACATTGACAACACTGCAAACCATTATGTAGTAGTGTTAGGTGATTCACCACAAACTGCGTTAATATCTATGAAGGCTACTCAATTAAAGATTAGTCGTAAATGGAATTCCATTATGATGGGAATTAAATTGCAGGGTAAAACTGGTTTGTTTACACCACCAACATATAGCCACATTTACAATCTAAAAACTGTTCAAATGTCTAATGACAAAGGAACATGGTTTGGTTGGGAAGTATCTAAGGTTGGTCCGATTTCAGATCAAGGTGTTTATGGAATTGCAAAATCTTTTGCTGATCAAGTTGGCAAAGGTGACGTGCAAGTTAAACACGGATCAGACGAATCAAAAACAGATTCACCATACTAAATAAAATCCTAGGAGTAGGCGTGGAAGCGAGAGTGGACGCGCCTATTAAAAATTATGTTTGAAAAGATATTTAAAGGATTGGAACGTGCGCATGGTTGTACCAAAGTTACAGCACCGGCAGAAAACGGTGTCAAGCTTAAAGGACAATCATTCGTAGTACGTCAACCAGTGACCACGGAACTTTGGGAGATGCATTTAAAAGGCACACAAAGTTTAGGTATAATACCTATCAATGAAAATAACCAATGTGTATGGGGATGTGTAGACATAGATTCATATGCAGGTTTTGATCATAAAAAATTAATAGATAAGATAAAACAATTTAAACTGCCTCTGGCTGTGTGTAGGTCAAAGAGCGGTGGTGCTCACGTCTTCCTCTTTACAGATAAACCCGTATCTGCAGAAAGAATGAGAGATAAACTAACAGAAATAAAAACACTACTAGGCTACGGCGGGTCCGAAGTTTTTCCAAAACAAATACAATTAAAATCAACAGATGACACAGGTAATTTTTTAAACTTACCTTACTTTAACGGTAATCAAACTACACGTTATGCATTTAAACAAGATGGTGAGGCTGCAACACTAGAAGAATTTTACACAATCTACAATGAGATAAAACAATACGATCTTGATTTTGTAAAAATAGAAAGACCTAAATCAGAATATGATGATGCACCACCTTGCATAGAACTTATGGCTATGAATAAAATACCAGAGGGTGGACGTAACAATTCTATGTTTCATTTTGGTGTGTACGCTAAAAAGAAATGGCCTGCAGAATGGAAAAGTAAGATGACATTGTTTAACGCAACAGCATCAACTGTACCATTGAGTGAGTCTGAAGTAGAAATAATTAAACGTCAGCATGATAAAAAAGAATGGGGTTACAAGTGTAATGATACACCAATGTGTAACTTGTGTGATAAAAAATTATGTAGAGAAAGAAAGTTTGGTATTGGTGAAGAGATAGTATTTCCTGCATTGACTGACTTACAAAAAATTAAATTAGAAAAACCATACTATTATTTAAACGTAGATGGTCAACGACTACACCTGGAGAACGTAAAATTTTTAAAACAACAAAGTTTATTTCAAGAAGCATGTATGGAACAATTAGATTTTAAACCACCAACAGTGAAACCTAAAGATTGGGACATGATAATAAATCCACTGATGAAGAATCACGAACCAATAGATCCACCAGAAGGTGTAACTACACAAGATCAATTACAAAATCATTTGGAAGAGTATTGTTTAAACAGACAAGTATCTACAGATAAAAACGATCTAAGAAAAGGTGGTGTGTGGACCAGTGAAGGAAATCACCATTTTGTTTTTGATAGATTTTATAATCAATTTTTAATTAGAAAACGTTGGGACGTACCATACTCACGTACAGCACAGATGTTAAAAGAAACATGTAACTGTGATGACAAACGTATAGGTAAAGAAAGAACTTCTGTATTTGTGGTAAAACAATTTGATAAAAAAGAAGATGAATACAATCAAAAAGAATTAAAACCAAAGGATATATTTTGACAAGAGATCAATTATTTTTATTTCCTGAACATAATCTTTTTATACAAAAAGAAAAAAATATAGATTTTATTTATTTAGATGAAGCTAAAAACTCTCATTTTACAGAGAAAAAATTAACTAATCTACCTAAGAAAAGATACGTCTTATGGAAAACAGGGGGAATAAATCCTTACATGCCTGATCTCGGTAAGGTGTTTCCTTATCTTTACGATAGTTTTAATAAAAAAATAAAAACAATTAGAGTGCCACAAGGTGGTGAATACCCTATATGTCATCTATCTTATAAACTTGATGGTAAAATAGTAGATCTTAAACCGTCTGTGCATGTTCTTGTTGCAAATGCTTTTGTTGAAAACCCTTTACCAGAAAAATTTAAAATAGTTCATCATGAAGATAATAATCCTTTGGACTATCGACCATCAAATTTGCAGCACGCAAATCAAAGTATAAATATAACTAACACTAAAAAAACAAAAATAGGTACATCACACGACAACTATGTAATGAACTTTAATGCGAGGGTGAAAAAAAAATGAATGCAACAGATGATTTAATTTTATTAGTAGTTCTTACAGCTGCATGGATATGGGTAACTGTATGAGAACAATAGTATTAGGACCACCAGGGACAGGGAAAACTACAACGTTACTAAATAAAGTTGATGACTATCTTAAACAAACAGACCCAGATAAAGTTGGGTATTTTGCATTTACACAAAAAGCCGCAAACCATGCAAGAGATGAAGCTATTAAAAAATTTAATTTAACAGAAGATGATCTACCTTATTTTAGAACACTACACTCGTTAGCGTTTAGAAAGTTAGGATTAAAAAAAGATCAAGTTATGCAATCAAGACATTACAAAGACCTGGGTAGTAAGTTAGGTTTTCCTGTAACGTATGCAGATTATCAAGAAGAACAAGGTGGTGTATTTAGTTCTGATAGTGAGTATTTAAGAATTATACAATTAGCACAACTTAGAAATATAACACCAGAACAACAATTTGATTTAGCTGAACACACACAGGATTTAGAAAGAGACCAACTAAGAATTATATACAATGAAATAAAAAGATACAAAAAAGAATACAATTTAATAGATTTTAATGACATGATACTAGACTTTACAAAGTCTGATCTATCACCAAAGTTTGATGTAGTATTTATTGATGAAGCACAAGATCTATCACTAATGCAGTGGGACATGGCAAAAGCTATTTGGAATAAAACCAAAGATTCTTTTATTGCAGGTGATGATGATCAAGCTATTTTTAGATGGGCTGGAGCTGATGTAGATTCTTTTATAGCTCTAGAAGGTCAGTATCTGCCGTTAACACAGTCATATAGAATACCTGCTAAAGTTCATGGTTTAGCTATGGGTATAATAAATAAAATTAAAAATAGAATAGATAAGTCTTGGAAACCTAGAATTAACGAAGGAAGACTACAAAGACATTTTGATATAGATAGTGTGGACATGTCTAGAGGTGATTGGTTAGTTCTTAGTAGAACAAGACACATGTTAAATGACATAGAAGAGTCTTTGTACAGACAAGGATTATATTATGAAAATAGATATAAAAGAAATAATGAAAAAGATTTACACAAAGCAGCTACATCCTGGGAACATTTAAGACAAGGACAATTAGTTTCTTACAAAGAAATAGAAAACATAATTAAATTTATGGGACCTAAACATTGGCATGCTAAAAAAATAAAAGGTATGGCTAAAGGATCTTTTTATGGAATAGATCAACTTGTAAATGACTATGGACTACAGGTTAAAACAATATGGTACGAAGCGTTTGACAATGCAGGACAAACTAAGGTAGATTATCTTAGGAAGATGAGAAAGAACGGAGAAAAATTAAATGAAAAACCTAGAATAGAATTGTCTACTATTCATGCAGCCAAAGGTGGTGAAGCAACTAACGTTGTACTACTTACTGATCTTACTGTGAACACTATGAGAAGTTATGAAAAAAATCCAGACGATGAAAATAGATTGTTCTATGTAGGTGCAACTAGGACAAAAGAAAATTTGCACATAATCGAACCCAAAAAATATGAGAAAGGATACATACTATGACGGACAAAAACATGTTTAAATCAACAACATACAACTCTTTAGAAGATCAGGTAGGTGGGAAACATTATCGAAAAATGAAAATACAACCTGCAGAGTTTATAAACGAAAACAGATTACTTTTTGCGGAGGGCAACGCTATAAAATATATTTGCAGGCACTCTTCGAAGGGCAAAGCGCAAGACATAGAAAAAGCAATACATTATTTAGAAATGATACTTGAAAGGGATTACGATGCAGATACCTCTATTTAAACCACAAACAGAGTGGTTACCACCAGAGTCTTTTCCAGACTTATCNAAATATGATGAGATTGCAATTGACTTAGAAACAAAAGATCCAGATCTAATGAAAATGGGATCAGGTTCCATTGTAGGTAACGGAGACGTAGTGGGTATAGCTGTAGCTGTAACCGGTTGGTCCGGATACTATCCAATAGCCCACGAGGGTGGTGGTAACATGGATCGTAAGAAAGTTTTAAAATGGTTTCAAGATGTACTTAACACTCCTGCTATTAAAATATTTCACAACGCCATGTATGACGTGTGTTGGATTAGAGCGCTCGGTTTAAGTGTCAACGGTAGAATTGTGGACACGATGATTGCATCGGCCCTTGTTGATGAAAATCAAATGCGTTATGACTTAAACAATTGTGCTAAAAGATACACCGGTAAAGGTAAGAATGAAACAGATTTATATGCAGCTGCAAAAGATTGGGGTGTTGACGCCAAGGCAGAAATGTATAAACTACCTGCCATTTATGTAGGTTCTTATGCAGAAGCGGATGCAGAAATCACTTTAGCCTTGTGGCAAGAATTAAAAAAAGAAATAGATATACAAGATATAAAATCTATCTTCGATCTCGAGACTCAACTCTTTCCTTGCCTCGTCGATATGAAATTCTTAGGTGTCCGTGTAGACGTCCAAGCAGCCAGCCAATTGAAGAAGCAATTAGTTGCAGAAGAGCAATCATCATTATTAGCAGTAAAAAAGGAAACAGGAATAGATACTCAAATATGGGCAGCACGATCGATCGCCCAAGTTTTTGACAAACTAAATTTAGATTATGATAGAACCGAAAAAACACAAGCACCTTCCTTTACTAAAAATTTCTTACAAAATCATCCTCACCCAATAGTAAATAAAATTGCTAAAGCAAGAGAGATCAACAAAGCTCACACTACGTTTATTGATACCATATTAAAACACTCACACAAGGGTAGAATACATGCGGATATTAACCAACTTAGATCAGATAATGGCGGAACTGTGACCGGTAGATTTAGTTATTCTAACCCTAATTTACAGCAAATTCCTGCACGTAACAAAGATCTTGGACCTAAGATAAGGGC